TATACTCACGCTCACGCTTTAACGCTTTACCCCACTAAAGTCCAATTTATTGGACGCTTTAACACACTAAAGCGTTGAAGTGTCCTATTTATTGGACTTTAACACACTAAAGTGTTAAAGTATTTTGTTCACAATTTATTAATAAATAGTTTACGTATTATTAATATATTATTAATATGGAGTTCATAATTATCATTTATACTAAGGGTGTAATAAGAAAGGGGTGATATAACGGACTACAATATAATAGGGTGTGAGGTAGGGCAACGGATTGACCAATATAGGCTGATTAAATCATACCAATTTGTAACCACAAATTAGAGGTATTAATAAAGATGAAATGGCACAACGTCCTTGAAACACCCTGTTATATTAGATAGCACAATTGCACAAATTGCACATTTAATAAATATGAAAGGATTGATAGAAATGAAATTTATAAAAGGTAAAAAAAGAAATAATACAACCGATATTATTAAATTAGATTTAAAGTATTGTATCGGAAAAGATACAGTAGAAGTATATGAAGATATAAATAAAAGATGTGTTGCTATTTATCATTTTAATTCACTAATTGCAGTTTATGATGTTTTATCAAATTGTATATATTTTAATAAAAGATATTATGATTTTTCAAGCAGTACAAGCAGAGTAAGAAATGTATTCTCTAATTTTTATATGGGTGTAATCCCACCACTTAAAGAATTAAGAAAAATTGAAAAAGATAAAATCAGTAAATGTTATTTAACTGCATATGGTAGGTTTACAGTATTTGTAGAAGATATTGAAGAATAAAAAACAAAGGCTTCTAAAGGGTTGAGCCAATCAGCCCTATTCCATAAAAAATTGAACTTTGACAATTAAATATTAATAAAATATTAATAAAAATGTTTACATTTTATTAATAAAATATCTATGTTTTTGTAACATTATTATTATAAACTATAGATAACCAAAAGGCACTTGCAACCACTGGTTGTTGTGTGGTAGATAATGTGTGCAATCTATCTAATATAAAATAAAAAATAAAAAATTAAGTTAGACACACAGAAAGGAAAAAATAAAATGAAAAAATTCACAATGGAAGCAAAGACAGTTGAGCCCACAACCTATTCTATTTGGGCAATTGACAGGGCAACAAAAGAAGAAGTAGAGTTTCAGGTTCAAGCATTTACAACCAAACAAGCACTTGATATTGCAAGAACTACCTATAAGGAAGAAAATCCTGATGGCTGTAGGATTAGAGTGTGTATTGAAGAAACAAAGTTTGATAAAGCTAAAACCGAATGGGTTGAAAGACTTGAAACAAACAGAATTAAAAATAACGCTCGAAATATTGGAAAAGTTGTTGAACTTGCTGAGGTAATCAATGATGAAACAATACTTGACAAAGTGCTTGAGATTGTTGATTTGACAGAGTTCAAAGAGTATGCTGAAATATGAAAAAAGCATTACTAATTGAATTAGAAACGAGATTGCAGGGCTTAGACCTTGCAATCTCTAATCTTGAAGAAACATTAGAGAACAGTCATATAAAAGATGAAAATATTGAACTTATGATAAAATTATTAAAAACAGATTTTAGTGTAATAGAAAGTTATATAAAGGAGATTATATAGTATGGAAAATTTAGTAAATAAAGAATTAATTGCGAAAGGCAAAAATTTTTATTCAATGTTAAATAAACCAAATACTAAAGGCAATTATCCCTCGAATTGTTATGAAGTTGGTATTTCAGAAGTAGAATTTTCATTTCCTAAGTCATATAGCGAAGATTTAGTAAAAAATATTTTTACAGAAATTATTGATGATATGATAAAAGAGGACGAAAAGACAGGGGAAAAGTTTATTAAAATTAAAAATTCAAAGTTCAAAATTCCTGTTTTAGCGAATGACGGAAAAACAATTATAGAGAGTCCTCGTATTTCAAATGGAACTAATATTATAGCAAAACTTACAGTTAAATATAGTGATACATTTAACAAATATTATTTAGTTGTAAATGGAGTTAAAATTCTTGATGAATACAAAGAACATAATCCATTTGATAATATTGATGAATATGATGTAGAGTTTTAAATTAAAATAAAGGGGATATTAAATTATCCCCTTTATAAATTTAATTGGGGGTATTAAAATGAGTTATGATATTACTAATGACCAAAGTTATAGAGAATTTATTACAGGTTATACAAATTTATATGAGAATGATGTTGATATATTAGAAGCAGTTACACAAGAATTTGGAATTTCGTTGATGGAATTATTCGTAAATGCAAGAAATTCATATTGGGAAGATAAAAAACAAGATTATACAATTGCAAGTGATGCGTTAGTTGAATATTTAATGAATGATATAAAAGAAATGATAACATCTACTGATGCACTTGATAATGATTATACATTTGAATTAGTTAATCAAGCACAAGAAATATTAGATAAAGTATTTTTTGAATAGTATAATTGAGGTTGAATTTATGAAATATTATTATGGTATATATCATAAAGGAAATTTAATTAAAATATTAGAAGATAAAAATGATTTAAAAGAAGAATGGAAAAAATATACAAATACAAATTTTTTAGAAAGTTATTACACAAGAAGAAGAAAAAATCATAAATTTAATATAAATGGATATTCTTTTTTATCAGCTAAAAATAAAAAAGATTTACCAAAAAATTGTGAATATGAAAAATCATATTCATTTACACCTGAAATAAAACAAGATAAAATAAATGATATTTTTTATTCATTTGATATTGAAACATCAACATATAAAGTCGATGAAAGAGAATTATCTATTGTTTATTTAGCAGGTGCTAAAGGTATAAAATTTAAACCATTAGAAATTACAGTAGAAAATTACAATTTATATACAACAAATTTCATAAAAATGCGTGATTATAATGATATTAATAATTGGTTAATAACTTTAAATGATTATTCAGAACACAAAAATTTTATAACTATCATATATATTCATAATTTATCGTATGAATTTTCATTTTTTCAGAATATATCATTTATAAAAAATAATTTTTCAAATGAAAATTTAATGTCTATTAAAACAAGACAACCATTTAAATTAAAGGTAAAAAATATAGAATTTAGATGTTCTTATAAATTAACTTCTTCATCATTAAAGGAATTAGGTAATAGTTTAGGATTACCAAAATTAGATGATATAAAATCATATGATGTAAAATTAACACCTAAATCTACTATATCAAATGAAGAATGGTTATATAATGAGCGTGATTGTGATATAACATTACTTACTGTTTTAAATGAGTTTAAAAAATGTTCAAATTTAAATGAAATAAAACAAATAAGAACATTACTTACTTCTACAGGTTTAACAAGATATGAAAATAAACAATTATCACCTAAATCTACACAAAATGGTTATTCAGCATTTTGTAGAACTCAGACAAAATATTATACTACATTATTATCTAATAAAAGAAAATTTTATCAATTATTACAGGACGCATTTCTTGGTGGTTTTGTTCGTGCTAATAGATATATGTTATTTAAAACATTTAAAAATGTAGGTAGTATTGATATTGCTTCATCATACCCAACACAAATGAAGCACCGTTTTTATCCTATTAATTTTAAAATATGTGAAAATGATTTATATAACAAACTATTAGAATTAATAAAATATAATGATAAATATATAGAAGAAAAAAGAAAATCAAATCATAATATTTTTAATACTTATAATGGATTAGAAAATTGGTTTTTTAAAACAAGAAAAAGACCATTTCAATATTACTTTGTTGCAGATATTGAATTAATAAATATTAAAGTTAAATCATTTAAAAATAATAATGAAGTACCATTAATTTCTTTACATAAAACAATTAATAATGATAGTAATAAATTAGATAAATATTTTAAAGTTGATAATGGAAGAATTATTCAATCACATTATTTAAGATTAACAGTTACAAATATTGATTTATTTTTAATATCATTATTTTATGATTTTGAAATAAAAAATTGTAAAGCATTAATTTACACAAATGAAGCACAAAAATTAAATAATTATGTATTAAATTCTATTGATTTTTATGCTGAACAAAAGGTAATATTTAAAGATTTACTTAAAAAAACATCTACAAATTTACCAACTAAAAAAGATTTTTATTCAAAAAGATTTAATAAATACATATTAGAAGAAAATATTTTAAATCAATATGAAACATTTTCATCAGAAGAAAAAATTGAATTTATAAGTAAACAATTAGCATTATCTAAAGCAAGATTAAATGCTCAATATGGAATTAATGTACAGTCCCCATTACCGCCTAAAATCACATATAATATTAATACTAATGAATGGAAACAAGAAGAACAAAACTATGTAACACCTAGAACATTATTACGAAATTATAGTGATGGAGTATTTATTGTTGCGTATGCGAGATTACACTTAATGATTATGACTTATTTAATTATGATACATACAAATTCAACAGTTTTATATTGGGATACTGATAGTATAAAATATGTTAATGATAATGATAAAGTATTAGATTATGTTACTTATTTTAATAAATGTTTATCATTTATTTGGTGTACAGAAAAAAATTTTAATTTTGGATTATTTGATTTTGAAGGAACTTATGATTACTTTTCAACAGGTGGTTCAAAATCATATATAGCATTAAAAAATAATAATATAATAATAACAATTAGTGGTGTACCAAAAAGAACAGGAAAATATTATACTAAATTATTTAATGAAGAATGTAATAATAACTTTTATAAATTAGTTGATAATTATTATCACCCAAATACTATAATTACAAGTGAAGTAACAAAAAAATTAAGTATGGGTTATTACACAGGTAATGATAACTATTTTGAAAATTGTGAATTAATTGATGATTATGGTAAAAAATATAATTTTACAGGATACGGTGGAACAGTTTTATGTGATAGTAATTTTACAATTTATGGTATTACAAGTTTATTAGATATAATGAAGTATAATAATATGTGTAAAATAACAAATAACAAACCTAATCATAAAATAACAATAATAGGAACAATAAATAAACTTGATACTAAATTAAAATCAGAATGGGCAATAGACCATAGTATAATTTAAAGGAGTAATATAATATGAAATTAAAATTTATGACTAATATAGAATATATTTTAAAACATAATAAAGAGTATGTTGATTTAGCAGAGAGTGTTGATTTTGGTGTATGTCCTGTACATTTAAAACTTAGAAATAATTATAAAATATATTGCGGTATGAATTTAAGAAATACTAACAAATATAAATCAAAACAATGTGATAAATGTAGAGATTTGCCTGTAAAAATAAATAATAAATATATATTTATTAAGAAAAGGAGTAAATAATGAAATATACAGAACATTATTTTTTAATACAAACTATAATATTTTATATTATGTTATCTTTACCTATTATTATTATATTAATAACACTTATAATATATAGTATATCTTCTTTATATGATAGAATATTTAAAAATAATTGTAATAAATGTAAACATTCTTATCTAAAAAATACACCTTATTGGTATAATTGTAATAAAAGAAATGATTTAAAAAATTGGAAATGTGAAAATAATTATAATCATTATGAAAAATGCAATAAATTTGAAAGGAAATGATTAGTATGCCAAAATATTATACAACAGATAAAATATTATCAAAGGAAGCAGAATATTATATTTCTATAGGTGGAAGAAATAATGGAAAATCTACTGCTTGGGGTATAAGATTAATTGATGAATATTTTGATAATGGTGGTATGTTTGGTAAAATAGAACGTACAGGATTTGTAGGAAACGACGATATTTATTTAGCGTGGTTTACTGAATATGCTCAAAACTATTGTGTTGAAAAATACAATCATTATATAACTGTTATAGGTCATAAGTTTTATTTAGTTGATAAAAATGATGAATATTTAGAATTAGAAAAAAATCAAAGAACGCCACGATTAAATCTAAAACCATTTGGTAGAGTGTTTTCATTACTTAGAGAGGTTAAATATAAATCTACTGAGTATCCTAATATTACAACTTTGATATTTGAAGAATTTACTTTATTAAATCAATATGGATATTTAGAAAATGAAATTGAACATTTTTTATCTTTATTATCTACAATAAATCGTAATAGAACTAATTTAAAAGTTGTATTAATAGGAAATACAATCTCTAAATTTAATCCGTATTTTGATATGCTTGGTATAAATATAAATAAAATAAAATTAAAACAAGGTGATATTGTAGACTTAAAAGATAATAGATATAAATATGGTGCAAGAATTAGAATTGAATTTGCTGAAAGTATATATGAAAGTGAAAAAGAAGTACCAAGAGTATTACAAATTGGTGGAAATGATATAGCTATCACAGGTGATTTTTTATCTACACAATATGTAGTTGATAAAAACTATGATGATTTTATCTTAAAAGAATGTTCGCCTATAATTGAATGTTCAATATCATATAATAATAAAATATATTATATTATGAATTGTTGTTATAAAACTACAACTTTTATATTTATAACAAACAGAGGTAAACAATATAAATGTAATGAAAAATATAGTTTAGATAAAACCGTAATAGAATGTATAAAATATGGTTTTTTAACAAGAAATGATTTATATAAAAAATTATTAGAATTAGATTATAAAAATATTATTTATTCTGACGAAGATATAGAATATCAAATTAATTCATTATTAATTAATAGGAAGTAAATATTAACAAAAAATTAATAAAAAATAGTAAAATACTTCTTGACTTTAAAGCGTTAAAGTAGTATAATAATAAAGAGGGGGTATTTACATAGAATGTCATAGTGAGGAGCTATCTATATAAATTTGCGTTTGACACCGCACCCCCTCTTTTATTATATCATAATTATTTTGAAAGGGGGTTGATTTAATGGCACTTGAATTATATGATATTATGAAGCGATATAACGATGCAAAGGCTATTGAAGATGATATGATGAAAGATATTGAACTTCAAAAAATTCAGGCAGAATTTATTGCTAATAATGATATGCTCGATACTCAGGCAAGAAGAATTAGCGAACTTGAAGAAGATGTCAATAATCTACGTGTTGAAAGAGAAAGACTTAAAGACTCAAATGCTGAACTTCGTCTTAAAATCGGTGGTTACGTTCCTGAAGAACCTAAGCCTGAACCTGAACCTGAGCCTGAGCCTGTTGTGCTTAGAACACTATCAGAAATTGCAACCGATTTTTAAAATTATTTAAGTATTAAATTATTTCAGTTTTTAAAATTTGAAAGGAGTTGATAAAATGGCTGAAAATATTAATACAAAAATTATTGAAATGCTTAACACAATTAGAGAACAGGGTTCTCTTTCTTATCAAAATGCTGTACCTATTCTACAGGAAGGTGATGTTCTTTCAACTTATGGTGCTACAATTCTTGGACAGCCTGTAATTAGAAATGAATTTCTTAACGCTTTCACAAATTTCTTTATGTATGAAGTTACAAAGGCACATATTTTTGAAAGTGAATTTGACAGACTTAAAAAGATTGGCTCTCCGTTGAGATATGGTACTTTTGAAAGTTTTACTAATACTATTAAACCTATGCAGTATAAAATTGATGAACTTTCACGTATTCTTACTTTGTATAAACCTGATGTAAAGACAGCATATTTCACAAGAACTCGTGAAGATATTTTCCCGATGTCTATTGCTAATGATAAATTACAGGGTGCATTTATGTCGTATGAACTTTTTGAAGGTTTTATCAAAGAGTGTTATTCTGCAATCGTAAGAAGTAATAAGACAGTTGAATATAACGCTATTAAAGAATGTATTAATGTGAACTATCTTGGTGGTGGTTTTAAGGTTGTTAAAATTCCTAAAGTTACAGAAGAAAATGCTAAAACAATTGCTAAAATGATTAGAAGTTATTTTCATAAAATGCAGAAACCTTCTACAGCATATAATAACTATATTAATATTGAAGGTGCAGAAGGAGACCCTGTTGAAACTTCTACTCCAGAAGAAGCACTTCTTATAATTACAGACGCTGATACAGAAGCCGAAATCGGAGTTGATGTACTTGCTTCTATGTACAATCTCAAATGGGGTACAACTTCGATGTATGAAAATAATCACATTACTGTTGACGACTTTGGATATAATCTTTATGATAGAGATAATAGAACAGTTATCGGTCATCAGGATAGTAAAATCAGACTTATGATTTGTGATGAAGCAACATTTAAAATCACAGACGATTTAGATTTGGAGCTTTCTGGATATAATGATGCTGCACTCGTTCGTCAGAATTTTTATCACGTTTGGCAGTCAATTAATATGCGTCCGTGGACTAACTGTGTAATCTTTGTTGAAGAAGATGAAGATGAAATTGAAAGTATTACACCTAATCCTGTATATACTTCGGGAACATATGATGTAGATGATGAAATTGCACAATTTACAGTTACTCCTGAAAATATAGGATTAACTCGTGATGAAATTACAGTTGGTGCTGCATATCCGATGAATGACGACCAAGATAATGCTTTTATTGATTTATCAACTGATAATTATAATGATTATTTTAATATTACATTAAATGAAAGTGGTGATGTTATTACAATTAATACAAAAGTAGCAATTGATAATTTAGATGATGTAGCTCTACTATCACTTGTAATACGAGGAATAGTATGTAATATAGCAATAATCACTAATTAATTCATAATAGGGGCGTTGGGTTATTTGCCCTTCGCCCTTTATTTAAAGGAGTTTATAATGGCAGATTTAAAATATGAAGTTTATTTTATGAATGTACCATTTAATAGTACATATAATCATACAGTATTATTTAATTCTCTAAATGAACAAATTAATACCTTTAAAAATTTAGGAAAAAATAATCATTATACTAATCTTAATATTATTATAAAAAATAGTTCATTTATTATTAACGGTGGTAATTTAGAAAAAGTATCTAAATTTAATTATATGATGTATAAATCTAATGAAGATAAAAAATGGACTTATTCTTTTATTAATGAAGTAATATTTAATTCATATAGAGGAACTACAATTTATCATACAATAGATGTATGGCAGACTTATCAGTGGTATTCTAATTGGAAAACTGCGCTAATAGAAAGAGGTTGTGTTGCTAATGATACAATAGGAAGATGGTTAGCACCTGAGCCTGTATCATTTAGTGCAGAATTTGAAAGAAATATCAACGCATTTGATGATATTGATTTTTCACCAATAATTTGTGTTGAAGGTGTATCAATTCCTATGCCATCTCATTTAATTGATAGTGTTTCAGGTGAATATAAAGACGGTGCATTTTTTGATTATGGTGGTGTTGGTAGTGGAAGTCCATCAACTACATTTGAAAGGATGTCAGGAATATATAGAACTGTACCATTAAGTGATAATAATATAAAAAAGATATTAGATGAATATTCTCGTCCTGAATGGGTATTAGCAACAGAGGGTAATCTCGCTAATCCGTTTCAATTATTAAATAACTCGACGTATAATCATATTAGAGATGTAATAGGATATTCATTTATACCTAAATTTGTATATAATAATTCTATTAAATCAAGTTTTCCTGATATTGATGGTGTTGTTATTGCTAATTTAATAAATAGTAATTCATATTCTTCTGCAAGTGATACAATAACATTTGCAAATTCATCTCTTGCAAGTGGATATATTCCTAAAAATAAAAAAATGTATACAAGTTTAGCAAGAGCATTTAAAATTTGGAATAGAAACGGACTTACAATACCATTAGCACCTGAATTAATGAAAAATTTAAATACATCTAAAAATCTTGAAGTTAGTTGTTATATGCGTCCTTATGCAAATACAATGAAATTACACATAAAAGATTATGAAAAACCTGATGGAATATTTTTAGATATACCATTTTCTTATACTATTATGTTAGGACAAAATAATAATGTTGGTGTATCACAGCAAACAAATATTGCACAAATTCAGGCTGATTTTAATACTAAAATGACACGATACGCAACAAGATTAATTGATGTTCAAACTAATATGGCTACAGGATTGACAGGTGTAGGATTAGGAGCACAAGCTATGAATACACAATCATTAATGTATGATGGTGATAGATTTAGAAATATGCGTAGTGGTGGCTCAATGTTATCAGGCGCATCTAAATCAGCAAGTGCATTATCAGATTTAATGAATTTAGGTGCTGAAAGTAATCAGGGATATTTAGATTATCGTGTATCAAAAGATAATGCATTATCTTCTATTTCAGCAAGTGTAGGAAATACAAGTGATACTAATACTTTAAGTAATGCAAATTATAGATTAAGATTTGCTGATTGTTCACCTAATTATGATGAGTGTAAAGTTATTGATGATTTTTTATCACGCTATGGTTATACTATTATGGAATTTGGAAATTTGTATAATTGGTGTAAAACTCGTCCTCATTGGAATTATATTAAAACTAAAGATGCTAATATAACAGCAGAAGCACCGAATAACGATATTGCTAAATTTAATAGTATATTTAATAATGGTACAACTGTTTGGCATAATATTAATGAAGTTGGTGATTTTACATTAGATAATACTATATGAGGTGAAATTATGAGAATGTAATTAATATAATAAGGAGTGAAAAATATGGGTTTTGGAAGTTTACATTATACAAGTGATAGTGATAAACGTAAAGGAAGTACAAATCTTGAGTCGTTTTTTGATAAATCATTTATAAATTCAGTTTATAATAATCATTTTGCAAATTTAACAAAATCATTATTTTTATTTTCTAATTTAGAAAATAATACAATAAGTTCTAATGATTTTATAAATTCATTATTAATTGATTTTGGCTCATTTGCATTTGTAAATGATAAAGATTATGGATTAATCGCAACTGCTTATACACCTTATGAAAATAAATATGATTTAAACGGACGACCAACAAAGATTAGAGCAGAAGTACCACCTAACGTTGATACTGTATTAAATGAACGTGAATACTCAAGCGAGGATTTTGTAATTGTAAAATTAAATCCTATGGGTACAGCGTTACGAAATACTATAATGTATTTTACACAAAAAATTACAGAAAATCAAAGAGCAATTGACCAAAATGTATTCTCTTGTCAGACACCTGTAATTTATGAATGTGTTGACGGACAGCAAAAAACATTAACAGATATTTTTGAGTCAATGACTAAAATGGTTAGAGCAATTTTTCTTAAACGAGATAGAGGTGCAAGGGCAGAAGATATTATCAAAGTTCTTCCTACACCTGAATTTAAAGGTGATAAATTTATTAATAATATACAATATTATGAGGGAGAGTTGTATAATTTCTGCGGGTTTAAACATACACCATATGAAAAGAAAGAAAGATTGTTAAGTGGTGAAGTTGAAAGTAATAATGAAATTTTAAATACTACTAAAGCTATGATGTATCGTAGTGTTCAAGCAGGAATAAAAGAAGTAAATGAAAAATTTAATAAAGATATTAAGGTTGAGTTTGTACTTACTAATTATAATGAAAACTTTGATAAAATTCCTCTAAGAACAACCGAAGCGTCAAGTGGTAATGAAAGTGATATAATAGAAGAGGGTGAAATTGAAGATGTCAAATGAATGGTATAAAATTTCAAATATTTTTTATGATAATATTCATTCATATAATGGAATGGAACATAATAGATATACTACTTCTATTAGAAATTTAGTATATTCAGCATTTAGTGAAAATGATATTTCAGATAAATTAGCAGGATATAAAACACCTAATGAAACAATAGAAAAAGGAATTGAAATTGTATTCAATTTTGATTATCCTATTTTAAATGAAGAATTTAATAGTGATATTGTAGGTAAAATTAATCCTAAATCTTTATTTGAAAAAGCATTTATTACTAAATATTTTACTGATGAAATAGCGTTTGAAAGTTTTGCAGAATTTCAAATGAAATTATGCGGTAAACTATTAGAAATTATACCTATTTACAATGCAAAATGTAAACTGTTATTTGGTACAACATATAAAGATTTATTTGGTGGTTATACATTATCAGAATTTGTTGATAATAATTCAAGCGGAATAAATCAAAATGTTGGAACAAATTTTCCTATTAATAATATTGATAATTCTTGGTATAAAACTGATGATGAAAACTATGCTACTTCAAGTTCAGCATTTAAAAACGATAATAAATATCATAATGAAAGAAAACTTGATAAAACAAATAAAGGTGATATTGAAAAAATATCTAAATTTAATAATTCTATGAATAATATAATTTCTTCAACTATAGAAGAATTTAAATATTTATTTATGGGTGTAATGTAAAGGAGTAATATTATGAATAATTATTTTAACGCTTTTATGGGATTTTTAATTCCTAACGCTCTTGTTCCTATTAATGAAATATATGCTTGGAGCAATAATGAAAAAATACATATTCTATTTCATAAAGTAAATGAACTTGTAACACAAGGTAATTTATATGGTGATGGATTTAAAAAATTACAAGATTTATTTAATGATTTAGATGATACTCTACAAAAAGAAGTTGTAGAATACATTGAAGAATTATACAATAGTGGAAAACTTACAGAAATTATTGGAAGTGCTATTTCTAATAGTTTAGAAGGAAAAAGTGGTGCTATTGATTTACAGCATATAGGTAGAGTTGTTCATATAGCACATAATTGGCAAAATGCAAGTGATAGCTCAAGTTTTGAAACTACTAATGATGTTGAAAGATATAACTATGCACAGGGTGGAGTTGTATTTGATTATGAAGGTGAAAGATATTGGGCGGTTGCTTATGTTTGTAATAATGGAACCCATTTCAGATACAATAATGCTTGTTATATTTATATTTATAAATTCAATGCTGATAATAATACTATGGTATATGTTACTCGAAAAGAATTTGCAAACGCAGGACACGCAAATGGTATGGGATATATGAATGGTTATATTTATATAACACCTAATTCTTATCAAGTACAAGATATTTCATCTCCAACAGGATATAGTGGTGTACTATCAACTGATATACATAGAGTAAGTTTCAATGGAACTTTATTAGGAAATCTTGAAACTAAAACAGTAGATTTAAATTATAACAATGCGTATATTGATGGTGTATGTTCTGACGGATTAAAATTATATTTCTTCGATGGACAGGGTGATGTATTTGAATATGATTGGAATACTAACTTGGCATTAAAGATATATGAAAATATTAAAGGTGATAATACAGCATATGGTGGTATGCAAATTACAGATAATTTTATTTACTTTGCTGATTATGGTAATTATAAAATTATAAGATTTAATCGAAATTTAAATACTATTGATTGGGCATATAATCTACCTGTTAAAGCAGATAATAATACATATCGTTGTGGTGAATTTGAAAACTTTACTATAATTGATGGTAATATTTATATTCTTGGTTGTTATTCATTAGGAAGAAGTGTTCAACCATTTACAATGACAAGATTTTTTAGACAGAATTTATCTAAAAATAATTTAAGTTCAATAAATCAATTATATGGTTGGAGTTCACCTACTAATACATACTATCAAACATTTTATGTAAATGGTGATTATTATAATGATACAGACAATCCTTCTAATCCTACAGGTATTCATAGAGATAGAGCATTTAAATCTTTACTTGAAGCAATTGACTTTATTGATAGTAGTGATTGGGTTGAACGTGGTATTATTAAAATCTTACAATCTCAAAATACAACTCCAACAGAAATATGTACAACTAAACCAATACACATATCAGGATTAGAATATTACCAATCAAATAATGAAGTACCGATTTTAGGCTCAATATATGGCATTTTTAACACGCTTGTAATTGAATATATTGCTGTAAGAAATCTTATACCAAGTGGAAATGGATATTTAACTGATAATTGTTTTTACTTTTATAATTGTAATGTAAGTTTACTTAATATATATCTTCCTACTGGATTAATTTCTAATAGTGAAAGAGTTAAGAATGGAATAACAATTAACAGAGGTATTGTAAATTTTCTAAATTCAACAGATTTTGAACATTATGTATTGCCATCTTATTGGGAAACATTAAGAAGCAACTTAGGTATATCTAATCCGAAATATATTAACTGTTATGATAGTATTGTAAATACGCATTTCTTGTATGGTGTTCAGGATACAAATAGTCCTCTAACAAATTGTATTATCAAGTAGGTGATTGTATGAATATTTTTATTTTAAATTTTAAAAATTTATTATTACCTTTAATTATATTATCTTTGTTATTAATTATTGATATGATTACAGGGGTTAGTAAAGGTATTAAATTTAAATCATTTTCAAGTTCTAAATTTAAAAATGGTTTTTTGAAAATGCTAATATATATATTAGTAAATTTAAGTTGTTTATTAATAGATACATTAGTTGAATTTTCAACAAACATTTCATTTTTTGAACAATATACACCTATTGCTACTACTGTATGTATTTTAATATCATTAAATGAATTTGTATCAATAATTGAAAATGCGTATGTTTTAGGATTAAAAATTCCTAAATTTTTGTATAACATTCTTGAATTAATTGAAGAAGAAACAGGAATTGAATATAATAATGATAAAAAAGGAGATTAGATATGAAAACTAATATTGAACTCGCTTCATTTGTTAAAAAGTTTATTGGTTGTGAATATTGGTATGGCTGCTTTGGACAGATTGCAACAAGTGAATTATATTATAAAAAGAAAAAACAATATCCTAACCAATATAAATGGACTTATAAAAATAGTGATTTAGGAAAACGAGTATTTGATTGTGTTGGCTTAATAAAGGCTTATATATGGTGGACTAACAATGAAATTAAATATAAATCATCTGAAGATGTTTCTGCAAATAGAATGTATAATAAATCAAAAAATAAAGGTAACATTAAAAATATTCCTGAAATTGTTGGAATGCTTGTTTGGAAAAACAATCATATCGGAGTATATATTGGAAACGGAAAAGTTGTTGAAGCTAAAGGACATAAATGGGGCGTTGTAGAAACTAAATTATCTGATGGTGGTTGGACAAATTGGTGTGAATGCCCATATATAAATTATGTTTCGAATTCAATAAAAGATAAAAATTCTAATATATCATCAAATAATTCTAAAACAAATATTAAATATTTTAAAAAATATAATGGTAATTCAAAATCAATTGTAGATGCATTAAAATCTTTAAATATAAGTTCATCTTATAGTTACAGAAAAAAAATAGCAAAAGCAAATAATATTAAAAATTATATTGGTAGTTCATCACAAAATATAAAATTATTATCATTATTACAAAAAGGAAAATTAATTAAACCATAATATAAGGCGTGCTTATGCACGCTTTATTTTTATTTTATTTTATTTTTGTTTATTTTTATTTTTTATATAATTTATTATTTTATAGAAATATTATATTGTTTAATTTAAAACTTTAGTACACTAAAGTATTAAAGCGTTAAAGCGT